GTTAGTATTAGTGGTAGTACTCAACTAAGAATAGAACAACCAGGCACATACCAACTTACAGCAAACCTTCAAGTTAATAACTTATCATCAGGTGTAGAGGATTTTGTTGTATGGCTTAAGTTTAATGGTACTAACTGGCCATATTCTTCTAAACACGCAACCTTACCAGCCAGAAAATCTGCTGGTGTTCCTTCAGCACAAGTAGTAACAATATCATTTGTAGGTACTTCTATAGCAATAGGAGATTATGTTGAGTTGTTTATGGCAGCAAGTAGTACTGATGTATCAATAGATGCTTATGCTGGTGATGATTTAGGGGCAGGAGAACCAGCAGCACCTTCTGTTAGTGTAATGATTGTTCCTGTAAGTTAAAAGACTATATCACATATAAGAAATATTTATTAGTATGTCAGAAGCAATAGTAAATTTAGGTGCGAATACAGGACCAGCGTCAGCTGCGATTGCTCAACTTAATAATCAAATTAAGGATGTAGGTGATAGCACTCAAAAAGTAAATAAAGAACAAGAAAATTTAGAGGCTACTTTAAAAAGACAAGAATCAACTATCAAAACAATTGATGGTGTAATTAATCTATTAGGTGGTTCTGTTGAATTATTAGCTTCATCCTTAGTATTATCAGGTGCTGCTACAGAAGAACAAGCAAAGGAATTTGAAGCAGCTGCATTAGGTGCTATTGCTTTTGCTGATGGTACTAAACGAACTTTTGATGGTGTAAAATCATTAAACGAAGGTTTAAAAGAATTTGGTGGTATAACTGGTGTAGTAACTAAAGCATTTAATGCTCTAAAAGCTGCTGCTGTTGCTAACCCATTCACTGCTGTTGCAGTTGCAATTGGTGTTGTAGTTTCAGCGTTACTTATCTACAATGAAACCACTAAAGAATCTACTGAGGATACTGAGGAATATAAAAAGGCAGTTGATGGTTTAAATAAATCATTAAGAGAAACTCAAAAGATAGCAGGTGTAAATGCTAATTCAATTGGTGCGTTATCTGTTGCTTTTAAGGAAGGTAAAATTTCCCAAGAACAATATGTTGCTCAGTTAAAGGAATTAGGTGTTAATTTAGATGGTGTTAATCTCTCCAGTGAGAAAAATATTAAATTAGTTAATGATTTAGCTACAGCCAACAACAATATTGCCTCACAACAAGCTAAACGTACCAAATTAGAAGGTGAATTAAAATTAGCCCTTGAAAAAAATAACGAAGAGGGTGAAAAGGCAGTTATACGTTTAAGAAATGAAATTGCTGAATTAGATGTTCAAACTTCTTCATATACAGCTAATCGTGATGCTATATTAGCTACTTTTGATACTCAGAAAAAAGCTAATGAGCAAAAACCTACCTCAATCGAGTTAACTAAACAAGAAACTACTGAGGTTTTAAATTACGTAGATGCTGTTAATAAGCGAAATAAAGCTATTAAGGAAGGTATTGAAGGATTTATTGAAGGTACTGGTGGTATTGAAAAACCTGTAGGTAAAATCTTAAAACAATTACCAACTGCTCAAGCACAACTTGAAACAACCGCTTTAACATTCTCTGAGAAATTAAGAGCATCAAGTCAAAACTTAAATGATTTTTTTGAAAGTGAGACAGGAAAAGCTATCTCACAAGGATTACAAATCGCCTCAACTTTTAGTAATCTATTACTTCAGGCACAAGACGATTCTACAGAAGAATCATTTGAATCAAGTAAAAAATATAAAATTGCTCAAGTAGTAACTTCAGCTGCTCAATCAGCATTTGAAGCATTTGCTTCTGCTCAAAAATTAAATACTGTTGTTCCTGGATTAGGTACTGCTGTAGGTGTAGCATTAGTAGCAGCTATTGGAGCTGCTTCAAATAAAGCAATTCAAGACATTCAAAATAGTTCATTTAATTCTCCTGGATCACCTTCAGTATCAACTGGTGGTGGAACTACACCAAACATATCAAGACAAGGAACTCCTAACTTAGGAGGTGGATTTGTTACAGGAGCAGGTGTACCTTCAGTATCAACTCCTGTAGAACCTATTCGCGCTTATGTTGTAACAGGTGATGTAGTAAACGGAGTACAAGCAAGTGGTCAATTACGTCGTAGACGTACTTTAGGACCAGGATAAACATAATATGTATTAACAGATGAAAATTGTACAATTAGAACTTTTAGAGGATTCAATCCTATCAGGAATCGATGCTATGGCATTGGTTGAAAAACCAGCTATTGAGGATGGATTCTTTGCTTTTGCAGCAGAAAAATTTGCTGAAACTTATACTGACTATCCTGAAGGTGCAGTTAATGCAGCTAAGCAAGGTATTAAGCGTAATGAAGAAACCGGAAATAAATGCGCTACACAAGTAGGTAAGGTTAGAGCACAACAACTCGCCAATCGCGAACCGATATCGCTTGATACCGTACGAAGAATGCGAGCTTTCCTAATAAGACAAAAGGACAACTATGAATTAGCTCGCGATAGAAAAGACTATACAGCTTGTGGCTATATTTCATATTTGCTTTGGGGTGGCGAACCTGCTCTTAGTTGGGCAGAAAAAACACTTCGTCAAGCAGGAGAAGAATTTGTTAAAGATGAATTTGAAGGATTAGAGGATGCTTGTCAACCAGGATATATTGCTTACGGATTAAAGCGCAAACGTGGTAGATTAGTTCCTAACTGTGTGCCAAAACAACAATTTACTAACATAGTAGTTGAAGATATTATTAAACTCGAGTTAGAAAAAATGGGTGCCCTTAAATTAGAGGAAATGAACATTGATGTTGCAGCATTACCTGATTATGTAGCTGAACCAACTGGTTCAATAGAGGTAAATGAAGGTGCAACTTATGGATTTGCTGCTGTTGATGATCAACAAATGTTAGTAGGACCTGCTATGGTACCTGGAAAATTAATTCCTCGTAAAGACGAAAACGGAGATGTTTACTACGTTTACTTTACAAAGGATACAATTAAAAAATTAGCTTACAAGGCAATGAAAGATAAAATCATTGACCGTGTAAACATCGAACATAATTCAGGTGAATTAGTAGATGACGTTTATTTAGTAGAATCTTGGATTGTAGAAGATCCAAAAACAGATAAAGCTAAAATGTATGGTTTAAATCCTGTAGAAGGTACTTGGATGACGATGTATAAAGTCGATAATTTAGGTATTTGGGAAGGATACATTAAACCAGGATTAGTTAAAGGCTTCTCAATTGAGGGCTATTTCGCAGAACAAGTAATAAAAAATTAATTATGCCAATTGATAGAATGCCAGGTGAAGGTAGAGACGAGTTCTTATCTCGTTGTATTGCTACCGAAGTAGGTGCAGGTAAACCACAAGATCAAGCTACTGCTATTTGTTATACCAAACTTAAGCAAGTAAATATGGCGGAGGAAGCTCCTGCTATACCACAAGAAGAAATCGATTACTGTTTAGCAATGTTAAGAGGTCAGAATCCAACTTATGTAGGACCTGCTGCTCTTAAGATTTGTGTAGACAGATTAACTATTGCCAAAAAAGCACAAGGTTAATAAATCGATTTGTCTGTAATTGTATGATATGTATATCATATGAAGTTAATAAACATTAATTTTAACAAATAATAATCCTATGACATCAAACGAATTAAAAGCACTTGTCAAGGAATACTTTAATCTTACCGAAGTTAAACTTGGTGAACTCTATGACGAGAATAAAGCTTTCAAAATTGTTTTTGAAGGTGATACTCTCGAATTGGGTATGCCAGTTAAAGTAGTAACCACTGAAGGCCAGGAAATGGACGCTCCAGATGGTTTCCACAAACTTGAAAACGGTATGGTTATCAAAACTGAAGGATCTAAAGTAGTCGAAATCACCGAAGCATCTATGATGGAAGAGGAAGAAGAGACTTTAGATGGCGGTGAAGAAATCGCTGAAGTTGAGATGGCAGAAGTTAAAGTACCTGTAGAACAATTCCCTGTAGAAGTACAGAGAGGTGCTGAGTACGAGAAACCAATGGCACAGCAAATGGAATCTGAAGAAGACGTAATGACTGAAAAGTCTATCGTTGAAGCAGTAGCTAAAGCTGTAGCTGATGAGCTCGTAGAAATGAAAAAAGAAATGGCAGCTATGAAGGAGAAGATGGAGAAAATGTCCGCTGAACCTGCTGCTGAAAAAACCCTTCCTACTAAGAAATTTAGTTTGGAATCCAATGTAGCTACTCCCGTTGATTCGGTTCGCTACGAAATGATGAAAAATCTTTTAAAAACCAAAAAATCTAAATAATTATGGCATCAGGCTTAAACGTATCAGCCCTTGCGGATTTTAACAACCAGATCGCTGGTGAGTTGATCCTCAAAATGGTATATGGTGGCAGCACAATCGAGTACGTAACTGTACAAGAGGGTGTAAAATACCAAGAACCTATCAACTTGTTCGAAGTTTCGTTGGCTATCAACAACGGTACTTGTGTTAGCACTGCTTCAGGTTCAGCTACCTTCACTCAACGTAACATCACAGTATGTCCACGTACATCTTTCGACGCTATCTGTTTGAAAGACCTCGACAAAAAGTACTTAGGTATCTCTTCTTTGGACCGCGGTTCATACAACGAGACTTGGGCACTTTCTAATGCTTACTCTGAGCTATTGGTTAACCAATTCCAGAAAGCTAACGACCAATTCCTTTGGTTACAAGAGTCAGGTTCTTACTCTACTTACGGTGGAACTTGCGAAACCAATGGTCTTATCTATATCATCTCTGGCTCTACTTCAGGTGTAGTAGTTCCTAACGATGCTACTGGTTCATTCACTGCTGCTAACGCTCTTACTAAGATGGACGCGATGATCGCTGGTCTTTCTTCTGACGTAGCAGATCGTGATGATCTTACCTTCTTCATGAGTGTTGCTAACTTCCGTAACTACGTAAGTGCACTTCGTCAAGCTAACAACTTCTACTTCGATCCATCTTCTATCACTAACCGTGGTGGTATCTTGGAAATGGCTTACCCATTCCAGCCAGGTATTAAAGTAGTAGGTACTGTAGGTTTACAGGGTACTGGTCGTGTAGTTCTCGGCCCAGCCAAACAAATCGTTGTTGGTACTGACTTGTTGAGCGACTTCTCTGAATTCCAGTTGTGGTACGACATCAACACTGACACTCTCCGTCACCGTATCTCTACCAAACTTGGTGTGAACATTGCTTACCCTGAGTTCTGGGTTAGTAACGACCAGGCCTAAATCAATCTTGTTTGAAGGGGGGAGGCAATGCTCTCGCCAAACCCCGACAAACTTTTTCACTAATAAAAACATAAAACCAGAATACTATGGCATGTGATATAACTTCAGGATTTACCCTTGGTTGCCGCGACAATGTTGGTTCAATCAAACAAATCTACATTTTATCTGGTTCTGTTACCAACGTCGTTGACGCAAGTGAAGGATTGATTAGTCAAATCACTGGTTCAGGTACTTTCTACACTTTTGAATTATTCCGTGAGACTTCAGATTACGCCGAGGCTGTAACTGTAGCTCCAG